TTAACGTGCTCCGGGGGCGCACGACCAATTCCGGTTCGCTTTCTTTCTTCACTAGGAGCGAAGATAAGAAACGCTCCCACCCGTCCAAGCCTTGGATCTCGGGCCGTGTCTTTAGATAACGGCTTCTGATCTCTACCACTTGGATTGTGGGATTCCACCGCACAGGATGACCATCACGTATATTATACGCGAGGGCCATGAATGCTGACGGTGTCTCTCGACAGAGGTACGGAGACGTACTTACCCCATAGGGTAATTTGCCATACGTCGATTCGTAACTCCTAAAGAGGAAGGATGCTGAAGAGGCATAGCCCTTAGAGGCGAATTTATTCGCCAATGAGACCAGCTGTGCAGCTGTCTTCGGATCTTGGGAATTGCTGATATAGGGGGTTTTATTCCTAAGGGGAGTGACAAGGACGCCTCTGTAAGCGTCGCAGCCACATGACTCACGGAAGTACCCCGTAATGAACGATTTCGCGCGGTTGACCGTTAGGCCATAGCGCTCAAGAGCGTTCATTACCAGCAATGCATGTTTGGAGGGGAGAATGATATCATCCCCGTAGACATACACTTGCTTGTGTGCATCTCGCACACCGACCGATCTAAGTGTTGCCACAGCGATCGAAAAGAAGCAGATCGCCTCAATTGGGAAACATAAAGCACTTCCCATTGGAGCGAACTTCTTCAATTCCAGCACCCTGCCATCCGGCAGTGTGGTCGCACTTGTTCTACAAGCCAGAAGCGCTCGGAGTAACGAATCATTACTCCTAAATAGCGATTCAACAAGCTGCAGTGAAACTAGGTCCGAAGCATCCTTCATATCGAGCGTTGCGTACTCCCTCGTCGTAGACGAGATGAGTGCCAAATCCCGGTTGATGTCTTGCCTCGCGAAGTTCACCTGGCCTTTTGTTAACCAGTGTGACTCGAGCGTCCCAACCATCTTGCGGGATAAACCCTGTTGGATGTATTGGTATTCGAGAGGTTCACACGAAATTAACCGAGGTCCACGTGAGTCCTTCGGTACTAGAACTACTTTCGCAGTCCCAGCAGGTAGCCGCTCAAGAGAGCGATACCATTTAACCCGATCAAGTAAAGATCGATGCCCCGCAACCATGAAATATTCATAGTAGGGGTAATACGAATGGAGATTGTCGTATAGACGCTTAAACGCCCATTTCTCGTTCCCCCATTCGCCGGTGGCCACGGCTCCCGGGCCGTGTTGTGGGAATATCTCTTTGGGGTTAAAGTCCCTGAAGATACTATCAACGATCCCCGCTGCTTCACGCAACGTAGGGTCATCGACGTCCAAGACGAGGTCGTTGAGTAACTGTTCGTTAGAACAGAAAGTCTCAACAACTGCTCGTTCCTGACTCTTAGAGTGAGGAATTTCTGTCTTGTATACCACAAAGAGGATCTGACGTAAGTCCCGGATGACTCCAGGGACGATATCAGACCGAAGCATACCATCATCATGAAACAGAAGAGAAAACATACCTGACATAAATGCCGGGATTGTTTTGCGCCCATGGGATTTAAACTCCTTTGGCCGATTGAGCTCTCCAGTTTCTAATGCACGATCAAGCGCCTTTCCCAGTTTGGGGAGCGTCTTGGTCATGAACGATGGTCCTTCCGCAGCTACTCGCGCTTCTAAAGTCGCGAGGTCCTTGCGGAGAGAAGACCTTTGTCCTGGATACATGCACATCAAATCAGCAATTACATTTGAAACGAGTGAGAGTAAGAACCCTTTGTATAGGTTCCCCCCTCTCTGGCTTTTCAAGTCTGCCATAAGCTAGACCCTCCAGCCGAATCCTATCACACTCGCGAGTTACGACTCGCCCAACAGTAAGGAATCTATAAAACCGGCATTATTCATAATGTCAGTCAAATAGGCCCACTGATCAGCGACCGCTCCTGCTGCCATCGCCGGATCCTGAGTCGATTCTACCACAAGGTAGACTCGAGTACGGGCCCGGGGACCTGCATCGGAGGGGACTGTGCGTTCGAATTGGACAGTATGCTTATCGCTCACGTGCGGAGACCCTTTTGGAACAAAAGTTCCATGGTCAATGACCATAGTCTCGCGTGATACGACAGTAGATCCTGTCTTCGTTCGTTCCACACGTTTCTGATTGCGCGACGTCTCGACGAACACTTTGTCCGCCGCCGCCGCGTCTTTTACGGTAATCGATTGTGATAGAGCCATTCGGTTCTCATTTCCGGACCTTCTGGTCCAATAGAGCCGCCATCAGCACTTGTTGCTGGGGCGACGGGTCAGTAAGCGGAAGATCACTGTAACCTACAGGAAGTCCGAGTTTACGTTCATATAGCTTGACAGCCGTGGAACCAAGATCGATATCTTGGATAGAGCCTGTTCCGAAGAACAACCCATTGTAGAGGATCTTTTGTTGGATCGCTACAGTGGCGCTGATCGAATGGCAAACATTGAAGACTTCAGTTTTCCCTTGGAAAGCTGGTACCTTCAATCCATTCAAAATATGCTCTATTTTCACGAAATACTCTAAAACGAAAGAGAATGGTATGGCGTTCCATATCACCTTCGCCGGGTTCGAAAACCCTAGAGCGTCAGCTACACCTCGTAGCATAGTGTCCGCCTCATCCAAGCCTTCTAAAGTCATCACGACTTCGGCTGAAGCATGAAACGTACAGTTACACGCAATCGGTTCACCGATGAAATACATACCCAATCCAATATATTCACTGGAATGGGGAATGTCTTCTAAGGGGACCTCTATGGGTTTCGAAAAATGGACGCGTCTCCGCTTACCATTTGTCTTACGTAAGTAGGCCAACCTCTTTCGAACATTGGGTATTACATTGGCAAAGGCCTTCAGGTCCGACAATAAGGGTACAACCCCAAATTGCATCTGAAGGTGCTGATTACGCAGAACGCGCATTACGTCTCCGATGGTTTGAACTTTGCTAAAAGCATCGCTTTTACCAGGGCGAAAACGCATTTTCACATCCTGAGCTAACTTAATGAGACTCCGCCATTTTTCAATGGTGGGAAGTAGGTCTTTCAAGTCCCCGAGTTCCAACAAAAAGTTGGGCAGAGAAGTTGCCTCTGGCAACTGCTCGTGGAAGGCTTGAAATGCCATCTTTGACATCCCAGTTAAATCAACTTGACTATAAGATGGAACACACGACCCGATGGATTCGGGAGGAAAGATTGGGCCATTGAACGTTACCATAATAGGTGCATACGGTGGCTTTGTCTCTTTACCGGTCTCGAAGGAAGGAATGCTAACACTCCGTCCTCTGACCTTTACGTGTTTCACTGGCTTAGGAATACGTGTCCACTTATCTCCAGCATCGAGCATCGACTCATAGAGTCCCTCGATACCTTTGGAAGTGAGCGTATACGATTGTGATCTAGGAGTAGGTTCGCTCCACACGGGTGGAGTTCGCCAATACAAGTAGTCGTACTCGTTAAAATCGCGTTTAGCGATAACGGTGTACCATACTGGTAAGTTCTTAGTTCTGTATCGTGCCATGTGTCCTCCAGACAAAGTAGGCCCCCCTTTCG